ACCCCTATAAATGTCAACTTTTGATTCATTGCAGCTTCGTAGTTCATCCTCAATTTCCGCTATCTTAATAGTGTTCATGAACATCCAAACCGACATAACCCCCAACGCCCCATATTTTTTTCCGATTTCTGCAATTTCTTTCATGGCTTCAAATATAGTAATTATTACGATAATGGAATTTCACACAATCCAATTTTTTCGACCTGCAAACGTACACGCAACACCCACCCACCTACATAATCCAATAAGTCATTATTAATAGGGGTCTGCGTTCCCGTGCTTGTTATTTCAATCAAATTTTGACCTTCTTCAAGCCAAAGGATTAAATCATTTAAAATGCCGTTGCAATCGCTTACCACGCTATTAACATTTGACCTATCTTTTTGCAAACGATCCACGCAATAAATGTCAACATCAAATTCATTCACATTCTGCAAGGTTGTTGCTCCAATTGGCACAACATAAAGAAGTGCATAGGCTTCGTTTAAACTTGCTAAATTGGGCATTTGCTCCCGAAATTCATACCCAAAGTTATTAACCTGCAAATGTTGGTCTGCAAAGCTTTTAATTACGCTAATTACTTGTAGATAACTAATCATAGAATCATAATGTCAGAATTAAAATTATCATCTTTTTGCGGGGCTAAATCGCTGTCTTTATTGAGTTGACTTGTAAATTGTGGAAACAACGCTTTGTTAGCAATCAGATACTTTCTAGTCATCATTTCAAAGAACTCAGCTTTTTGTTCGTAATGTCGCATCACAAAAGTAGTTTCCTCTTTATCAACTGATTCAGAATTGTCACCATTTTGCTTTTGAAGCCCCTTATTCTTTAATTGATAAGTTAATCCTAAAACACAATCAACTGATGCACGCCACGCTATTGCAGGTTGCATTTTACCGATTAGTAATGTTTCATCCGCTGTCAATGTTTGTGCGTTATACGCCACCAATAAATGCGTGAAAAAATACGTTCCCAAAATTGATTGCATCCAAGACGAAGCACTAGGCTCAATGAATGGCATTACGTCCGTTGCGCTCACATTTTGAGTAATTGGCGTTTTCTGCTTTAAGTAGTTTTCTGTGACAAAGTAAATCATACGATTGGGTTTATTGGTTGTACTTCAGAGGACGCCTTAGCTAGTTGTTCACCGCCCTCGACATTAGCAAGTCCTGCAATGCCTCTTATTTCATTTATAGTCAAATTGTCTAATACTTTGTTTGCCAAAAGTGGTGACATGGCATTGAGCAGCTCACCGGTTTTGTTGATTTTACTTTCTTCACCGCCTACAATTTCATCACCAATGATTTTAAATCCGTTAATATTAAATTTACCTTCAATGTTTGCAATTTGCATAAGTTCATTATACATCGCTTCAATTTGCAATCTCATCGGAAACACTACGTTCTTCTCAAAAATTGCATAAGAAATTTCGAGTTCCTGAGAATTTCCCAAGCTGCCCGCAACTTTGACCCCCATAATTGACGGGTTAATTTTGTGGGCAAAGCAAATATTATCTTTTAATTCTTTACTTGTACCTTCAAAAAGTTTGTCATTTTGTTGCGCGCTTGGCGTCACAACTTCAGGCGTATTTTCCAGTCCATCACCTGTTAACACGAAAACCTTTCCCGCACTTTTTGCTCCCTTATTTTGGGTCAAACCTTCTTTAAATTCTTCTTGTTCTTTTTTGCTTCCAAAACGTTTTGGTCTCCTAATAATTAAGCTAGGAAATATACTATTTTGTAAATTTGATTTATGGAAATAAGATTGCTCCCCGTCCAAATAGCACCAATTTAAACAACTCGAATAGGTAGGAATAGGATAAATATCTTGACCCGCTCCCAACGCTCCATAAGTGTACAACATTTCTCTAAATGCACCTATTTTGCCGTGGTTAAATGATTCGATAAACCGTCTATTTTTTCCTGTTGACCAATCGCTGCTAAACTCAAAATTGCCATCGTGTCGGTAACGAATAGAAGCAGGCTCAACCCGATCCATGCAAATGAATTTCCCACTATCTGAGAATTTAAGTAGGTAGTGAACACGCGCGTGAAGCTTATAATCACGAGACACAATTTCAAGGTGCTTGCCTACTTTATTGATTCGTGACCACACTTCAAAATCTACTTTCGCCTTACCATCCTTTAAATTTTCAGCTGAAAAACCACCACCAATTACAGCGTTTACGGTGAAGTCTATAATAGCCCCGTGGATTGGTGAAGTGTAGTACATTTGATTTAAAATACTTGGAAATAAGTTCTCAGCTCCGAAGTAAATTACGCCTGCTTTGTGGACTTGCGACTGAATGAAAGGCAAAGCTAAATTTCCATCTCCAATTGTGCCAAACGGTGTGCTGAATGCTTGTTGCTCGGTTCTTACAACGCCCGAACGGCTGAAATTAATACCTAATATTTTCATAAATAAATGTTTGAATCTAAATTTTCGATTGCGTGAATTATCATGATTCCCGTTTCCACAATTACGCCGGTTGTATCGTCAATAGTCGTAGGATTTGGTGTTACTGATTCATAAACAGTGTAAGTATATTGCCCTGTAACGTAGTTTAGTTGCATTTGGAAAAGGTTGTAACGCTCAGGATAACCACTAAGGTCCTGAAAGTTTAAAAACGTCTCTGCTTTGCTTATTTCGTTTCTGAAAACAAACAAGTAAAATGGATTCGCCAAAGTGCTTGTTTCCTTTAAAGTCAAAGCAATTGCAGTGGAAATATTTTTCTCTAAATAAATCATAAAATTAATAGGACAAAAAAAAAGTTTGTCCAAATTTGAACAAACTTTTTTTATCAGTAGTAGTTAATATTATAACAATCCAGCAACAACGGAAGCCTCAACTTCATAGGCTAATTGTTCATTTTCAGCTATCAAAACAACGGCATATTTAGAACCGTCGGCACGCTCTTGACCTGACCCTTCACCTGTGGATTTGTATTGCAAATATGGGAAATACCAAAACAAACCATTTGCATCTTTTAAAATACCGTAAAGGTATCTTTGACCAGCTGAAAGGATATTTAGCTTTCTAGACTTGTCAGCGTCACGCCTGTGAAGCATTGCCGTTACCGTTGCTGTGACTACGCTCGAACCTGCCACGAAGTCTTCTTGGTGGTCTTCTACATAGTTTGATGTCTTTCTTTTGACCTCAATTTGGATAGGTGGAACGCCTACAACCATTGCCGTAATAACGCCCGCTGTTACAACCTGAGACGTAACAGCGTCCATTTCTCCAATTATGATTTGATGAAGCCCCCCGCTATTCCTTTCGCATCCTAAAGCAATGCTTTCTAATGTTATACATGACATGATTAAATGTTTTTAAGTTTATAAAAAGGGGCTTTTACGCCCCGTTAATTATGGAAGTATTGGTAAACCATAAGTTACCCACTCTATATCATTCAAGAAATTGAAACCAACTTTGAAATCTGAAATAACGCGAATCTTTCTGTCTCCAGTAGTCTCTTTCATGTTGATTGTAGTTAAGTCAGTTGGGTCTGAAACCAAGTCAGCCAAAAAGATGTAATTGTTTACTAAACTTAGCATCATTTTATTAGCTGTCATCCCGTCACCAACTGTCAAAGTGTACCCAATAAAACTTAATTCAGGATCTTTATTGGTATACTGCTCAGAACTTTGCAAAGCCAAAGCAAGTCTGTAAGCATCAGCAACATTTGGCGCAACCATCCACAAAATTTCAGCTTTTCTGTTTTTTAAAGCTGTTGGAATTTGGTTGTACATCAATGTCAATTGTGCAATTACATTCGATGATGTAATGTTCGCTCCAACTACTCTTTGAGCCGTAGGAATGGTAGTCGTTGCTTTTCGCAATTGGATTTCCAACCCATCCGCTAAATTCAAGTAACCTGTACCATTCAAAATATCACCTTGAAAAGTCAAAATTTCCAATTGATTGGAAACCGCGCGACCTAATTCAGCGTAAAAATGCGTTGCAAATTCAGCTGGCAAAAATTCACCGTTGCTCCCTTGATTCATCATTTCTGATAAGTAAGACTGCTCGATTTCAAACTGACAAATTTCAGTGTTCAAAGCGATTTTGCTTATTTCCATTGACTTTGCGTCCAAAAAGCTATCGCTAGGCACGAAGTTACAATCTGCAGCGGTTAATAAATTACCAAAATCCAAAGAAGCTATCTTTGTTTTTTCTTTGATTCCAAGAATCTGGCGAAATTTCGCGCTTGAACGATCCTCTAATAATGCCTTAGAATAAAATTCTTTAGCGTTCACTTGTAGTAACGCGTTGGGGGTTACGTCAAGATTTAAATTTAATGTTCTACTCATTTTGTTTATTTTTTTGATTTGTGAAATTTGTGAAATTTGTTTAAATTGTCAACTCTTGACATTTTAATTTCCATTTTGGTTTTTGGTTTTTCTTCTACTTCTTCAGCAAGCTCAACGGGTTTTTGCGCAACTTTTAATTCTGCAATCATTGCATAAATTTCCTCTAGTTTTACGTCAATTTCCGCGTTTGTGTATGTCTCAACCGTTGCATCAACTTCCAATTCTACGGGCTCAACAGCGGGTTCAACTGCCATTTCAATTGGTTCTTTTGCAAGCTCGACCTCTTTAGGCGCATCGCCTTCTTTTAGCTCAACCTCCTCAGCAACTCCCATCGAAGTAACCACATTGTCGGTAATTACAACGGCTTCGTCTTCAATTGTCAATTCACCTGTGAAATTTTCAATAGGCTTTAATTCGGAATCCAATACTTGTACCGTTGCGCCCTCTTTCAAGTCTTCAGTTGATACAATTATGTCTCCGCTATCTGCCATAGAAGCTTCGGTAAATTGAGCAACGTACATTCTTTTTTTGCTCATATTATTTGGTTTATTTATTACTTGTTTGGAAAATTTTAATGCGCTTTCACCATGAATAGAAAATCCAATTTGACCCTCATCTACGCATTTTTGGTATGCAATTTTATCTGTAAATTGTTGCACCGCGAACCAAGTTTTTGCAGGGCACTCAATGCCGTATGTACTTAATGATTTGTCTAGTTTTGGATTCTCAACTAGCCACGTTTCTAAAATATAACTAGGTACTCTTTTTGTTTCATCGTGTTCAATATTAAAGATGTCTTTTCCGCTCCTATCTTTTTGGAATTTCATGAACATCTTTTCCACGACCTCAGCTGAAACGTTTACGTAATATTCTTCACCTGTTTCAGGGTCACGTCTAAATATTTTGGAAGGAATTAAAACGGGGCTAGCAATTCTGTATAACAAATCATCTTTAAATATCATTTGTTTGACATCTGAAAGCGCAATCCCTTTAATCATGATAGCAGGGTTGGCGGTATTGGCAATTTCAAATACTCCTAAGTACTCACCATTTTCCGCGTCACAATCCTCGATTGAAATGTTATAAGTTGCCAACATGTCAGATAATAGTTATTTCCTTACCTTTGTCCTAAAAATATAGCTATGATAAATTTAAAAGTAGGGAGTGAAATTTTTCAACTACAAAATGAAGCGAATGAAATTACGCTCAAGGATTTCAATAAAATCTACACAATTTTACAATTGGAAAATTTAAGCTATCATGAAAAATATTGCGAAATTTTTAAATCGCTTGGATTGCCCGAAAGTGTTCTTGATGACATTCTTGATAGTGGTCAATTAGGTAATTTAATAAAGAATTTTAATGCAATCGAAATTAGTAACGATTTGCCTGCAAAATCAATTGAGATTAAAGGTTACACTTACGTTGCATACGAAGGGGATGAGTTTAAATTTAAAATCAAAGATTTGATTGCAATTGAAAAATGTGCAAAGCGTGGCGTAACTAATTTTCCTTCATTCATTTTGGCTGTGATTTTTAAGCGTTCTGATTTGACCGTAAATGAACATTATGAAATGTCACATTTAAACCTTAAGGCTAAATTGTTTGAGGAAAACATGTTTACCGATTTCGCTATTCCTTACATTGCATTAGTCGCTTCACGTACATTAAACTCCTTGCAAAGTGAAAAGTTGGATTGATGTAAGCGTCTTAGATTACATTGAGATAATTGAGGTTTCAAGTCAGGATTTAACCCCTACTGAAATGAAAATTGAACGCCTGTCCATTGTGACGGGCGTTAATTATTTTGAAGCGGATGCGGATGTAATGGATTTGGCTTTTAAACAATTCAAGTGGATTTATACGCC